ATGCGGTTGCATTTGCCAGAGCTTGACGATGTTGTTTGGATGAAGGGTGTATTGATGCTAAATGTAAGGTTTGATTCAGAAAAGGCTTTAGAGGCCATTCTGTACGTCGCCTCTAAAGCACCGATCCCAGATATCTATCATGTCGGAAAAATTCTTTATTATGCTGACAGGTTTCACCTTGAAAGTTTTGGACGCCTCATAACGGGCGATCACTATAACGCTATGAAGGATGGGCCTGTAGCAAGCAACACATACGATATTATAAAAATTGCTCGTGGAGATGGACGTTACATTCCTAATGGTTGTGATGTCGATTCTGTGCGAAAAGCATTTTCTGTATCAGGTATGATGATTGTGCCGAGCCGTGAAGCTGATGAAGACTTTTTTAGTGACTCAGATTTAGAGTGTATTGATAAGTCTATCGCGATGCTTGGAAACATGTCCTTTGAAGCTATCAGAACCATGAGCCATGACGCGGCATGGGAACAGGCAGATCACAATGGTGAGATGTCTTTGGAATCGATAGTTGCACAGCTAAAAAATAGCAAATTAATACTGGATTATCTGAAGAACGGATATTGATACTTATGCTGGGTGATTGTTTCCCTCCTGATTTTAAGGCTAATTTTAGTCGTGAAAGAGGTATATCACCCGGTGATGTATTGTATCTTCATTGTGATTTTACGACCCCACCTAAAGTAAAATATATGGTGGTTGTTTGCTGTGAACCTCTTTTAGTTCTTCTAATAAATTCAGATATAAATGAATTTATTAAGAGAAACAATGATCTTATGGCTTGTCAGGTCGAAATTAATAGAGAGGACCATGATTTTCTTAAATGGGACTCATTTGTTAATTGCATTGAGGCTCATGCTGCTTTCGATCTTGAAATTATTAAAGAGAAAATAGCCATCCAATATGGCGACGTGCTAAAAGGTCGCATTACAGATCATTGTATGAGACAAGTTCGATGTGCAGTTGAGATATCTAAAATCATGGTTAAACGGCATAAAAAACTGATACTCGCTGCTCTTCAACATTATGAATAAACCCACCTTTGGATGGGTTTATTCATATTCTATTTAAATGAGCCTTTGTTTATGGGTTCTGACCCTTTCCCACTCAGCACGCCCTTCTTCTCGCCTTTTGTCTATGTATTCCGCAAGATCCTGAATATTGATGCAACGTTTTGCTTTTTGTGATGTGCCGATGCGATATGTTGGAACGGGCAACTTACAAGCGTTTGCTTTTGCTTCTGCCGTGGCTGGACTCATGCCAAAGTACTTTTGGCTAACTGCTGAGAGTTCAATGTTAGGGGTATTGAATTCAGCCATCAGTAAAAACAAGGTGTTCATAATTTTCTCCATCAAAACCGGCTGCACCCGGGAAAATCATAATTCTGTGCTGGTGGCAGGAATTAATTTCTGCCAGATAGCGGAAACATATTTTGCCTGATGACGGGCATCGGCCAGGGCGTTGTGCCGTTCGCCATCGAAAGGCATGTCCATTTTGGGGGCGAATCCGATGGAACGCTCAAGCGTAACGATCGTGCGTACATCGTGGTCATTCCAGTATGCCCACGGGCAGATTTGTCCTGCTCGCTCATAAGCTCCACGTAAAATTACGTTGTCGAAGGTGGCCCCGTTACCCCAGACTTTTAAATATTTTGTATTGTCTGCATGCTGATTAATGAAATGGCTCAGTTCAGAGAGTGCATCGCTGATCGACAAAGTATCATCAATACAGATTGCAGCTCGTGCTTCAGGGCTCTGTTTCAACCACCACAGGATGGTATCGCCGTCAGGTGTGGCCCCTTGCTCCATAGCACTTTCCAGGCTGACAACCGTATAGAATTCTTGTCCGATGTCTCCGGTTTCTGGGGTGAAGAACACCGCGCCAATGGAAACGATTGGTGCATCCTTATTTTTCCCCATCGTCTCAAGGTCGATCATTAAGTTGTTCATTACTTCACCTCCTGCGTTTCTTTGCTGCTGTGAATTCGCCAGTTACCGACGCCTTCCCATTCAAACTGGCGGTTACTAATTCGCGTCCAGCCCCTGCCGAAAAGCAAATCCAGATACCAGTATTTTAAAGTTCTGATAATTGCTCTTACAGTTGGTTTGCATCCAGAAGTCTTTGATGCGCAAATAAAGCACCGAGTTATGCTCATGGCCTCTACAAAAGGCCAGATAAACCAAACCCAGATGCAAAGAGCCACGAACAACATGAGCGCAATGTTAGCCACTAAGCCAGACCAGTACAGATAATTGCTCACTGGTTGCCTCCTTTACGGATCTGCGCTGCGATGCGCGAAAAAAAAGACTCCCGCGTATGACTGTTAAGAGCTGGCGCGAACGCTGCGTTAAGAACGGCAGCATCACAGCCGTCATCGATATAGAGCGCAATTTTTTTCTCCAGGCGCGCTTTGGCTTCCTGCAACTGCATACCCCGGCACGCACGCGGGATATACTCAGCAATTTGAGCGATAGATTTTTCGTTCTGTTTAAACATGCTTCACCTCGATAGGCTTGATGCTGTCGATCAGCAGTCGGCGGCGCGTATTTTCTGCAAAGTGGCGGCGTCCGGTTTCTTTGTGGTAAAACTCGTTTTTTCCGACGACCCACATCCGCTTTGTCTGGTGCAGTTTTTTTACCTGCGGACCGTCTCGGGTGATAACAATTCCTGTATGAGTTTTTATCACGCTCATTTCTTATTCTCCGGTGCTTTTGGCATTACTGCCCAGTGAGTGATATTGACGTTTTCAAGGTCCCCGACCTGAAATGTCCACTGCCATTCTCCGGTTTCTTTTTGTCCCCAGGTGTACCAGAGAGAACGCCAGCCAATTAGCCAGCCTTCTCCGTTAGCATCAAATAACAGAACACTTTCATTTGCTGGTGGCAGTTCAGCTGACACTGGTATTATTTTGTTTTCCAGTGCCGTACATTTAGCTTCAAGCGCATCGAATTTACGTACCAGGTACTCAGCATTTGTTTCGTTCACTTTCAGATCTCGCGGTACACATTTCCCGCGAAGAAACCCTTCCATTTCGAAAACATTCATGCGCATTTGCGTAACTCCGATAACTCGTTAAAACGTTCCATAAACATCCCGTAGGCATGGCCTGGTGACAGTGGAATAACTTTGAACATCTCTGTCGCCGGGATACCTTCCAGTACAGGCCAGAAAGAGCCATCATCAAGCCCGAGATCGCGGCGTTCGGTTGCCAGCATAATGAGATCGGCATATTTCACTGGCGTGCTCATAACAGGAGGTAACCCGTATTTCTCACGGATTACGGCGTCTATTTTTTCTTCCATCCGTTTATAGTCAGGAAGAAGGCGTTTCAGTGGTGCGGGGATGTCCTGGCAATATGCTTCTGTTGCATCATGCATTAACGCTTCAAAAGCAAATTCCTGCGGTACCAGCTGGCTGCAAAGCACCGCATGTTGGGCGACGCTGTAGAAGTGTGAAAGATGTCCTGCAAAGCGACAGATATTTGAAAGGGAAACCGCGACATCGTTAATAACGATGTCGTCTTTATTTATCCTGTCATAATAAAAATGCTTCCCGGAAAAAGTTTTAATAAATGACATTTTATTCTCCACGTATATGCGCTGCACCGCGCTGAATTCTGGTAAAAGGAAGCCCTCACTATCCGGCGATTATTGAGTAAATTATGTTTCCATAAATGCCCCCGCAGGGGCATTTGCAGTAATGAAATCAGGCGGTGAAAGTACCAATAAAGGTTTCTACTTTGCTGTCTTTAAATTTCTCAACAAGCAGATCACGAAATTCGTTAGCCATTTCTTCCTGCACCGCTTCCAGCTGAATAATGCGCAGAACCAGTACAGGACGATCGCCAGTGATAATGCTGAGGCGTAATTTAAACGGACGTTCTTTAAGGCCTTCAGACGGAACGCATTTAAATTCAAATGCCACTGGCATAATGTCTTTGGTCTTCGCTTCGACAGACTCCATCAGGGAGCGTTTGCCGCTGAAGTCATTATCTTCAAAATCAGCGGTCTGGTTTGCTTCAATCGTGATTTTACGGACTGCCGCAGCCGCTTTTGTTGCCTGAATGGCGTCACCATTCGCATCAAAGCCCACAAGGTAGTCGGCCCAGTCTTCAATCCATTCTGCCAGTGACTTCTGGGAGTTACGCTCGCCGTTAACAGACAACAGAGCAGAGAACGGTGCTGTCTTTTTCAGTTTGAGAGTGGCGGTGTTATCTGCGTGACCTGGTTCATCAATAGTACCCAGGTTAAGCACACTAACGGCACGCATATTATCAGCATCGATAAAGCAGCGGGTGCCTTCATCTGCAAGATCTTTAGAATAACGGGTAAAATCATCGATGCTGGCAGTGGAAAGCGCGCCACGGAAACGGAAGCGATTTAAATTAAATTTTTCCAGATCATGAATGCGGAAATTCTCAGGCAATGCCACAGCATCGGCACCAATCTTACTGATAATTTCATTAACACCCTGAGCAGAAATAAGGGCATGGATTTGATTAATTGCGGTTGAGTCTAAGTTCTGAGACATAATAAGTCCTCACTATATTAAGATATTCAGTGATGAGATAAATAATCAGTTAATTAAGAACGATATTAATGACCTGCTGCGCGGAGTTTTCCGTCAGGTTCACCGGCAAGAGTCAGTAATTGTCCCTGGTCTTCCTGCAGAATAGTCAGGCGACCACCGCGATTGACATACATCGGCGTTTCGGTGGTGTCTTCTTCGGAAATTTTCCCGCGGTTAGTCGGGCGAACATATGAGAGTTTGTGTTTGATTTTCACACGGTTCTCATCAAATGGTTCGATTTCCAGGTTGAGTGAGACCTTCCCTTTGGTTTTCGTGTTCATCACACCGGAAGCGACTTCACTGAGAACTGCGCCGATTTTGGTTTCAAATACGCCGCCGTCCAGCTCCCCGATAAATGCCTGCACATCAGTACTGCGTTCGCTAGCCATTTTGCTGCTCCTCATCATATCGACCCTGCAAGGTCGGTTGGTTTCTCCACAAAACAGAGAAGAACACCTGCGGTGGCAGCCGCCCGGATGGATTGGGTTATGAGCCCGTCGTCCGGTGATGCTCTTCTCTGTTTTGTAAAAAGAGCGGTACCAGCCGGAAGCAAGTGTACAAACTGGTACCGCCAAAGCAGTGGCTGTTGTGGTGGGGTTGTCACTCAGGTGTATGGTCAACCTGACAATCCGGTGTCCTCAACGGGGAAAGAGTAACCCCGCCATACTTACCGCCGCGCCATTTCGCGGATTACCACAACGCTGAGAGCACTTAGCCAGTTACGGCACCACACTTTGTCGCGGTTCCATAAATGCCCTCATCGTTGCACCCTGGTCTCTTCCCAGGCGTCAAACCGAATCGCCACGCTGGTTAGGCGTCTTATCAGCATCCTCATTGACTTGCACATTCCGGCTACCTGGTTTGTTTGCCCGAGCAAGGAGTGGATTGTCCCCTTTAACGTCCCCAGACCGCTAACGACGCATGTGCCATACGCCGTGTTACAACCAAATTTTGTTTAATCTTGCCTGTGGCATGTTTCTTTTAGATACATTATGTATCTCAAGGGTACATTGTCAAGTATAAAAAAACCTGCCGAAGCAGGTTATAAATATTGATTAGGCCTTTATTTGGTATCTTCTTGGTTTTCCTGAGAAAATTACTGTACCAATTATAGAGCAATTACCGTTAATCTTAATGTAAGGCTCAGGCCAGTTTGGGTTTAATGCTTTGAGATAACGCTGTGTTCCATCTTCTATCAATCGCTTGAAGGTGGTTTCGCCTGTATCGTGCATCAATGCAATAACGTCGTCACCGTGGCAGGCAGGGACTTCGGGATCAACAAAAATCATGTCTCCCGGGCGGTACTCATCAATCATTGAATCACCAATCACCCGCAAGATATAAGTCATTTCGCCACAGGGTACAGGGCAGGGATAAGTTTCTGCTGTGCTCAAATCAACCTCAGAATAGCCAACTTCTTTCCATGCTCCGGCCTGTACCCATGATATGACAGGGACTAACGTTATTTGTTTGTTAGTAATTGAAACATCAGGTTTTTTTGTGATGTTTGTTGTCTGGTGTTCTTGATCAAGCCATCCGACAGGCAGGTCGAAACATTTTTCGATGTGCCGTGCCATGCTGTCACCGATATTTTTAGTAGCACCATCTCCCATAAACCTGCTGGTCTGGGTTGGCTCGCGATCAATCATGGTGGCAAAGGAAGAATTCCCGCCAACACCATCTCTCAGTTTTCTGGCGTTAGACCGCCGGATGTCATGGACTGTTTTCATAACGAAATTAAAACCTTTGTACCGATAGGGTACAAGTATCTTGAAGGTTCATCTCAATCATGTAATATGTATATCGGAGGTACATATTGTATGAAAGCGTATTGGGACTCTTTAACCAAAGAACAGCAGGGCGAGTTGGCCGGAAAAGTTGGCTCAACACCAGGCTACTTACGGCTAGTTTTCAATGGTTATAAAAAAGCCAGTTTTGTGCTGGCTAAAAAACTTGAGCAATGCACGTCAGGTGCAATTACGAAATCTGACTTAAGACCGGATATCTATCCGAAAGATTAACAGAACACCTTCAATTTTTAACCACAGAACGATGAGGCTAACCGTGGGTAAGCATCACTGGAAAGTAGAAAAACAGCCTGAGTGGTACGTGAAAGCTGTCAGAAAAACTATCGCGGCGTTGCCGGGGGGTTACGCTGAAGCTGCTGACTGGCTGGATGTAACAGAGAACGCATTATTTAACCGCCTTCGTGCCGATGGCGATCAGATTTTCCCGCTGGGATGGGCAATGGTTTTGCAACGTGCTGGTGGAACTCACTTCATTGCTGACGCTGTGGCGCAGTCTGCAAATGGCGTCTTTGTGTCTCTTCCTGACGTCGAGGATGTGGACAACGCCGATATTAACCAGCGCCTGCTGGAAGTCATTGAACAGATTGGCAGTTATTCCAGACAGATTCGTTCGGCAATCGAAGACGGTGTGGTGGAACCGCATGAGAAGACAGCAATTAACGACGAGCTGTATCTCTCAATTTCGAAGCTGCAGGAGCATGCAGCACTGGTCTACAAAATCTTTTGCATTTCAGAAAGTAATGACGCCCGCGAGTGTGCAGCTCCGGGCGCCGTGGCGTGTCGTGACTGTGGAGAAACTAACGCATGAACAGTTTAACAACACACTACCGTCGCTCGCAACTGATTGCGCTTCCTGTACCGGGTGGAAAAGCGAAGGTGGAGTATTGCTATGCAGTTAATGTACCAGGTGACAGGGAAATTGTAACCCACAGCTTTGCTGAGTGGGCTGTGGGTGATTTCAACCGGCAGAAGGAGACAGTCCTTTGCGACAAGTTAACCGCTGGTTCAAAGATCACTACGGAGTGCCCGTCAGAGTCATTCGTTGGGAGCCGGAAACACAACGAGTTATCTACCTCCGCGAAGGCTATGAGCATGAGTGCTTCAGCCCGCTCGAACAGTTTCGTCGTAAATTCAGGGAAATAGAGGTCGGTCATGAGCACTAAATTAACCGGCTATGTATGGGATGGTTGCGCTGCATCAGGCATGAAATTATCCAGCGTGGCAATTATGGCCCGCCTGGCTGATTTCAGTAATGACGAAGGTGTGTGCTGGCCATCAATTGAAACTATTGCCCGTCAGATTGGCGCGGGGATGAGTACCGTCAGGACGGCTATCGCACGGCTGGAAGCAGAAGGCTGGTTAACGCGTAAGGCGCGTCGCCAGGGTAACCGCAATGCGTCGAATGTTTATCAGCTTAACGTTGCGAAGCTTCAGGCAGCGGCATTTTCTCAACTGTCAGATTCTGACCCGTCAAAATCTGACGCATCAAAATCTGACCCGTCAAAATTTGATGCGTCGAAATCTGGCAAAAAAGCGGGTTTTCACCCGTCAGAATCTGGCGGGGATCCGTCAGTAAAATCAAAACATGATCCGTCAGATAAAAAACCTTCTCGTCCGGACGCTTCGCAACCGGACACGCAGACGGATGAACAGGATTTTTTAACTCGCCATCCTGATGCGGTTGTATTCAGCCCTAAAAAGCGCCAGTGGGGAACGCAGGATGATTTGACCTGCGCACAGTGGCTCTGGAAAAAAATCATCGCCCTGTACGAGCAGGCTGCCGAATGTGACGGCGAGGTGGTTCGTCCCAAAGAACCGAACTGGACAGCCTGGGCAAACGAAATTCGCCTGATGTGTGTGCAGGATGGTCGTACTCACAAACAAATCTGCGAGATGTACAGCCGCGTCAGCCGCGATCCGTTCTGGTGCCGTAACGTGCTCAGCCCGTCGAAGTTGCGGGAAAAATGGGATGAGCTTTCCCTGCGCTTATCACCGTCCGTCAGCACGTACACCGAAAAACGCGAAGACCCGTACTTCAAATCCAGTTACGACAACGTGGACTACAGCCAGATCCCGGCAGGATTCAGGGGGTGATCATGAGTCTTTTGAATGAAGTTCAGAAATTCATTGAAGCCCATCCGGGATGTACTTCCGGAGACATTGCGGATGCTTTTGCAGGTTACTCACGGCAGCGCGTTCTGCAGTCAGCAAGCAAGTTACGTCAGAGTGGGCGTGTGGCTCACCGTTGTGAAGGAGATACACGCAGACATTTCCCGCGCCTGACTGAGAGAGCGCAGGAACCGGAACCACAACCAGTTCGAGAAACCAGACCTGTGCGCAATTTCTATGTCGGCACTAACGATCCACGGGTGATTTTGTGCCTGACCCGCCAGGCTGAAGAACTGGAGTCCAGGGGCTTATACCGTCGTGCTGCAACCGTGTGGATGGCGGCATTCCGTGAAAGCCACTCCCAGCCAGAACGAAACAATTTTCTGGCGCGTCGTGAGCGGTGCTTACGGAAAAGCAGCAAGCGCGCTGCATCGGGTGAAGAGTGGTATCTGTCAGGGAATTACGTGGGGGCTTAATGAGTAATAAATATTGCCAGGCGCTGGTGGAACTGCGGAACAAACCAGCCCATGAACTGAAGGAAGTGGGCGATCAGTGGCGCACGCCGGACAACATTTTCTGGGGAATTAACACCCTGTTTGGCCCGTTTGTTCTGGATCTGTTTACTGACGGTGATAACGCCAAATGTGCCGCGTATTACACGGCGGAAGATAACGCGCTGGCGCATGACTGGTCAGAACGTCTTGCGGAGCTTAAAGGTGCTGCCTTTGGTAATCCCCCATACAGCCGCGCCAGTCAGCATGAGGGGCAATACATCACCGGCATGCGTTACATCATGAAACATGCCAGTGCCATGCGTGATAAGGGCGGGCGCTATGTTTTCCTGATCAAAGCTGCCACCAGCGAAGTGTGGTGGCCGGAAGATGCGGACCATATTGCTTTTATTCGCGGGCGTATTGGTTTTGAACTGCCTGCCTGGTTTATCCCGAAGGACGAGAAGCAGGTGCCGACAGGAGCGTTCTTCGCTGGTGCTATTGCTGTTTTCGACAAGACCTGGAAGGGACCGGCAATCAGCTACATCGGGCGCGATGAACTTGAGGCATGTGGTGAGGCCTTTCTGGCGCAGGTTCGCCAGCAGGCAGAAAAACTTGTCAGGGAGATGGCGGCATGACGACGTTAACTCAATGCCAGCAGCAGGTGCTGGATATGCTGATTTCTTACCAGAAAGAGCGTGGCTTTCCGCCAACCAATCAGGAGGTGGCAACCATGCTGGGATACCGTTCAGTGAATGCAGCGGTAGAGCATCTTCGCGCACTGGAGAAAAAAGGCGTCATCACGATAAAGCGTGGCGTGGCCCGGGGGATAACGCTTCATACCGCGGTGAAGGACGACGACAGCGAGGCGGTCGGGATTATCCGCGCACTGCTTGCCGGTGAGGAAAACGCAAGGCTGCGTGCAGCCCACTGGTTACATGAGAGGGGCCTGAAAGTATGAAGCTGATCCTGCCTTTTCCGCCCAGCGTGAACACGTACTGGCGACACCCCAACAAAGGGGCGTTTGCAGGTAAGAGCCTGATAAGCGCGGCGGGGCGAAAATTCCAGAGCGCGGCGTGCGCAGCAATAGTTGAGCAGTTACGTCGTCTGCCGAAACCAACGTCGGCACCTGCTTCAGTGGAGATCGTGTTGTTTCCTCCGGATAACCGGATCCGCGATCTGGACAACTATAACAAGGCGCTGTTTGACGCCCTGACCCACGCGGGTGTGTGGGAAGACGACAGTCAGGTGAAAAGGATGCTGGTGGAGTGGGGACCGGTTATCCCGGAAGGGAAGGTCGAGATCACCATCAGTAAGTACGAGAAAACGGCGGGTGCAGCCGCCTGATCAAGAGGAGAAACGAAGTATGAATAATCTGATGGTCATTGATGGTATTGAAGTTCGTCGTGATGCTTATGGGCGTTACAGCCTGAACGATCTGCATCGCGCAGCAGTAGCATCTGGTGCAAATGCCAGAACCAAGGAGCCAGGAAAGTTTCTTTCCAGCCAACAAACTGTTGAACTTGTTCATGAATTGACCAACACCCAGAATTTGGGTGTTGATCCGGTGAGTGTGATTCATGGGGGAAATGAACGGGGAACGTATGTCTGCAAGGAACTGGTGTATGCCTATGCAATGTGGATCAGCCCGTCATTCCATCTGAAGGTGATCCGTACTTTCGATATGGTAACCAGCACACCGGAAAAATTATCCGGGCAGGCTGCTGACAAGATGCAGGCTGGCGTGATTCTGCTGGACTTTATGCGCCGGGAGTTAAACCTGTCTAACTCTTCAGTGCTTGGTGCCTGTCAGAAACTCCAGGAGGCTGTTGGCTTACCGAATCTGGCACCGCGCTATGCCATTGATGCACCTGCTGACGCGCCTGATGGCTCAAGCCGCCCGACGCTGTCGCTGAGTGCACTGCTGAAGCAGTATGGTATCCGCCTGACGGCTAATCAGGCATATCACCAGATGGTGAAGCTGGGGATCGTCGAGCAGCGCGAACGATACAGCCGTACCGGGATTAACAACATCAAAAAATTCTGGTCGCTGACGGCGAAAGGCTGCATGTTCGGCAAGAACATCACCAGTCCCGCAAATCCGCGTGAGACGCAGCCGCATTTCTTCGAATCCCGATTCCCTGAGCTGTTAAAGCTGCTCGATACCGTTCATTGAGGTGACCGTGAGAGCACTACTGACCCCTGAAATTGCCCCGCGTATGGGGATTGTATTGTTCAGACCAGGTTCAGAGCTGATGCCCCTGTTTATGCAGGGGCGTGTCCTGCTGGAGCCTGAGCCGGAACGTTATTCATCTTTCGCCAGTGGTGCCGTTCCGGCGGCATCACAACCGCTGGCGGATGATCCTGCCGTTAGGGCCGTGTTCCGCAATGAGGCAGTGATCCGTCGTGCTGGTGGCGTGGAATGTCTTGAAAGCTGGTTACTTCGTGAAAAAGGCTGCCAGTGGCCTCATTCCGACTGGCACAGCGAGAACATGACCACAATGCGACACGCGCCGGGCGCGATCCGTCTGTGCTGGCACTGCGATAACCAGCTGCGCGATCAGTTCACGGAACGGCTGGAATCAATGGCAACGGATAACTGTGCCCGCTGGGTGTTGTCTGTAGTCCGTCTGGATCTCGGTTTTGATGATAACCATGCCGTGACAATGCCGGAACTGTGCTGGTGGCTGATTCGTAATGACCTGGCGGATGCCTTACCGGAAAGTGCAGCCCGTAAGGCACTGAGATTACCGAAGCCTGTTGTGCCGTCTGTCACCCGGGAAAGTGACCTTGTGCCTTCGGTTCCTGCCACCAGCATCATCCAGGATAAGGCGAAAAAGGTGCTGGCGCTGAAAGTGGATCCGGAGTCGCCGGAGTCTTTTATGTTACGCCCAAAACGCCGCCGCTGGGTTAATGAAAAGTACACGCGCTGGGTTAAGACACAGCCGTGTGCATGTTGTGGAAAGCCTGCTGATGATCCCCACCACCTGATAGGCCACGGTCAGGGTGGAATGGGTACAAAAGCGCATGACCTCTTTGTGTTGCCTTTGTGCAGAAAGCATCACGACGAGCTGCATGCGGATACCGTGGCATTTGAAGAGAAGTATGGCTCTCAGCTGGAGCTGATATTTCGTTTTATCGATCGTGCGCTGGCAATTGGCGTATTGGCGTAAGTGGAGAACGAGCATGAACCTTGAAGCCTTACCAAAATATTACTCCCCAAAATCTCCAAAATTGAGCGATGACGCACCGGCGACAGGCTCAGGTGGTTTAACGATTACGGATGTGATGGCTGCGCAGGGGATGGTGCAGTCGAAAGCACCGCTTGGGTTTGCCTTATTCCTGGCAAAAGTTGGTGTTCAGGATCCTCAATTTGCGATTGAAGGTCTGCTCAATTACGCGATGGCACTGGATAACCCGACATTGAACAAATTGAGTGAAGAAACCCGGTTACAGATCATCCCTTACCTTGTGAATTTTGCCTTTGCTGATTATTCCAGGTCTGCGGCAAGTAAGGCTCGCTGTGAGCATTGTGCTGGTACTGGATTTCATAATGTATTGCGCGAAGTGGTGAAACACTCCAGAAGCGGGGAATCTGTTATCAAGGAAGAGTGGGTGAAGGAACTATGTCAGCATTGTCATGGTAAGGGAGAAGTCAGCACAGCGTGCAGAGGGTGTAAGGGTAAAGGTATTGTCCTGGATGAAAAAAGGACCCGGCTTCATGGCACGCCTGTTTATAAGATTTGTGGGCGTTGCAATGGAAACCGGTTTAGCCGTTTACCAACCACACTGGCGCGGCATCATGTCCAGAAGCTGGTACCAGACCTGACGGATTATCAGTGGTACAAAGGATATGCAGATGTCATTGATAAACTGGTTACAAAGTGCTGGCAGGAAGAAGCATATGCAGAGATACAATTGAGAAAGGTGACAAGATAAATGGTTTTCGCCGAAGATGACGACATGATGCTTGCATTTTTCAAAAAATATGGATAAGATTTTCCCAACGATGGGCTTTGTATGTCTACCGTTGATAAGATTTAGGAACCCGCCACTGAGCGGGTTTTTTGTACCTGTAAACTTGGTGCAGTACAGTAAACACGCTGGTGGTCGTGAATACTGACTTTTTATCTTGCTGGATTTTTAGACAAGAGTTATTGGTATGTCATGTTAACCAGAAGGGAAAAAGACATGCTAAAACAGAAAGATATGACAGAAACCGCCGCCGCAGTCCTTCATTTCTTACCTGCTGACAAGTGGGTAACGCCACGCATGATGACGAGAACTACCGGAGTAAGCGAAGCCCGGTGCCAGTTAATACTGACTCAGTTAGTTCTGGCGGGTCTGGCGAAGGATAACGGCGGGTACGGGAATAAATTCAGACGCTGCCAGTAATGGCGGTTTCCTGCTGTGAAAATGGGCGGCTGGTGGGTGTTGGTAGCACCTGCCAGCCATTCGCTCATGCTTACTGGTCACAAGCGAACCACGGCCCACTGCTTTAGCGCAAAAGCAGAGTGAGCCTACCAGAGTTACGCTTACTGATCCATGAAAAATACTGTAAAAATAAACAGTGTTGATTTAATCAACGCTGATTGCCTGCATTTTATTCAGTCCTTGCCTGATGATTCCATTGATCTGATTGTTACCGATCCGCCGTACTTCAAAGTGAAGCCCAACGGCTGGGACAATCAGTGGAAAGGGGACGAAGATTACCTGAAGTGGCTGGACTACTGTCTGGCCCAGTTCTGGCGGGTACTGAAACCAGCCGGAAGCCTTTACCTGTTCTGTGGACATCGCCTCGCATCTGATATCGAGATCATGATGCGTGAACGTTTCAACGTGCTTAACCATATCATCTGGGCGAAGCCGTCCGGACGATGGAACGGGTGTAATAAAGAAAGCCTGCGGGCATATTTCCCCGCTACAGAGCGCGTTCTGTTTGCTGAACATTACCAGGGGCCATATCGCGGCAAAAGTGACGGCTATGCGGCAAAAGAAAGGGAACTCAAACAGCACATAATGGCACCGCTGATATCGTATTTCAGGGATGCTCGTGCCGAACTGGGTATAACGGCAAAACAAATTGCCGAAGCCACAGGTAAGAAAAATATGGTTTCCCACTGGTTTGGTGCCAGTCAGTGGCAGTTGCCGAATGAGGCTGACTATCGGAAGTTACAGGCACTGTTTTCCCGTATAGCGGCAGAGAAGTTTCAGGAACAACAACTGGAACAACCACACCACCAGCTGGTGGCATCTTATGATTCACTGAATCGCAAATATTCTGAATTGCTGGATGAGTTTAAATCTCTCCGGCGCTATTTCTCCGTATCAGTCTCCGTGCCTTATACCGATGTCTGGACGCATAAGCCCGTTCAGTTCTACCCGGGTAAACATCCGTGCGAGAAACCGGCGGATATGCTCCGGCAAATAATCAATGCCAGTAGTCGACCTGGTGATCTGGTTGCTGATTTCTTTATGGGATCCGGTTCCACAATAAAAGCAGCAATGGCGCTGGGGCGTCGGGCGTTAGGTGTTGAACTTGAGTCAGAGCGGTTTAATCAGACGGTGAAAGAGGTAAGTGAACTGGTGGGGAAATAATTCTGGTGGCCACGTTGCGTGGCCTTTTTATTTCCAACACAGCACCCGCAAATATCGCGAGGTGAGAGATGACGAAATGCCTCATAACCCAAATACCTGGCCGGACTGGCTGGAGTTGTTTCAGAGCTGGTGGCGTGGAGACACACCGCTGGGTGCAGTGATTATGTCGATCGTTATGGCTGGTTTGCGCATCGCCTATTTTGGCGGTGGTGGTGGCTGGAAGCGAAAAACGCTCGAGATTTTGCTATGTGGCGCTCTGACGCTGACCTTTGCATCCGCTCTTGAATATGTCGGATGGCCTAAATCGCTTTCTGTTGCCATTGGTGGTGGCGTGGGGCTGATCGGTGTCGATGCTATTCGTGGGGCTGCAATGCGAGTAATCGGTAACAAATTTGGTAGCTCGAAGGAGTAATTTATGCAGGCACTAAATTCCCAGCGTAAAGCTTTCCTGGATATGGTGGCATGGTCAGAAGGAACGGATAACGGGCGACAACCGACACGTAACCACGGTTATGATGTTATTGTTGGTGGCGAACTGTTCACTGATTACTCCGATCACCCTCGCAAACTTGTCACGCTAAACCCCAAACTCAAATCAACAGCTGCCGGACGTTACCAGCTTCTTTCACGCTGGTGGGATGCTTACCGTAAACAGCTTGGCCTGAAAGATTTTTCTCCAGAAAGCCAGGACGCTGTAGCTCTGCAGCAGATTAAAGAGCGTGGTGCTTTACCGATGATTGACCGCGGCAGTATTCGTCAGGCAATCGACCGTTGCAGCAATATCTGGGCGTCGTTACCTGGTGCAGGTTACGGTCAGTATGAACATAAAATCGGTGACCTGATTGCCCGATTTAAAAAAGCTGGTGGGGTAGTAAATGAAGCTGAGATATAAGCTGGTTATTGTTGCCTTCGTTGTTAGCGTCATTGGTTCCTTCATCTGGTCTGCTGGACATTACTACAGCAAATATCAGCACGAAAAGGAGCGTGCTGATGAGGCTGTACGAAATGCTGAATCAGCAACTGCCATTACCCGTAACGTTCTGCAATCACTGCAAATCATCAATACAGTTATAGAGGCTAACCAGCATGCAAAACAGCAGATCGCACTGGAGTCACAGAGAACCCAGGAAGATATCAAAGTGGCTGTTGCGGATGATGATTGTGCTTCACGTCATGTGCCTGCTGCCGCTGCTGACCGGTTGCGGAAGTACGCGAACAGTTTACGTACCGATTCCGGCGGTACCGTTGCCAGCAAGCCTGACTACTGAAACTCCCCAGCCAGTCATTCCCGAGCCGCTGACCTATGGGGCCAGTCTGGATCTGAATGTGAGCCTGCTTTCGGCGTTGGGACAATGCAATATTGACAAAGCGGGGATTCGAAGTATCGAGATGCGCCGTAACGCTTTGCTGGCAGCAGGCAAATAGTCCGGACAAAGAACAGGAATATATTTATGCCCCCTCGAACTCCAAAAGCCTGCCGCGTTCGCGGCTGCCGTAATACCACGACAGACCCGTCAGGCTACTGCGAAAGCCACAAAAGCGAAGGCTGGAAGCAATACAAGTCAGGACAATCCCGTCATCAGCGCGGTTATGGTTCTAAGTGGGATGTTATCCGTGTGCGTGTGCTGCAACGTGACAAAGGCCTGTGTCAGTTATGTCTGCGTGCTGGTGTGGCGCGTGAAGCGAAAACCGTTGACCACATCATCCCTAAAGTACATGGCGGCACTGATGCCGACAGTAATCTGCAGAGTCTGTGCTGGCCGTGTCATAAGGCGAAGACGGCCCGTGAACGGCTTAAGTGATAATAACTCTCAACTGTCTGAGGGGGGGGCGGGTCAAATCTCTGTGACCTGACGTCTTCCGGACTGCCCGCCCCATCGTTTTTTTATACCCGCGAAAAATGAAATTTAACCAGGAGTGCCGCATATGGCTGGAACGGCGGGGCGTTCCGGGCGTCGCCCCAAGCCAACGGCGCGCAAGGCGCTGGCCGGAAACCCCGGCAAGCGAGCCCTGAATAAAGATGAACCTGTTTTTACGCCCATCAAAGGTGTTGAGCCACCGGAGTGGTTCGCTGAAGAAGATCTCCCTCTCGCCACGATCATGTGGCAACTGACAACCAAAGAACTCTGCGGTCAGGGCCTGCTGTGCGTGACTGACCTCGCGGTGCTTGAGCGGTGGTGCGTGGCCTACGAGTTCTGGCGGCGTGCCGTGAAAAATATTGCCAGACAGGGCAACACCATCACCGGTGCAATGGGTGGCATGGTCAAAAATCCGGAGCTGACCGCCAAGAAAGAACAGGAGTCCGAGATGAGCAGCACGGGGGCAATGCTCGGACTCGACCCCAGCAGCCGCCAGCGTCTGATTGGCCTGGCGGGGCAGAAGAAAGCCACTAACCCGTTTCTGAAAATCATCGAGTCATGAGCCGGAAATATTACCCCAACGTAAATGCTGCCAATCAGTATGCCCGTGATGTCGTGCGCGGAAAGATTGTGGCCTGCCAGTTTGTGATTCAGGCCTGCCAGCGCCATCTTGATGACCTGATGGCGGAAAAAAGTAAGTCGTTTCGTTACCGCTTCGACAAGGACCTGGCTGAACGGGCCGCGAAATTTATTCAGCTGTTGCCACACACCAAGGGGGAGTGGGCATTCAAGAGGATGCCCATCACGCTGGAACCGTGGCAGCTCTTTGTGATCTGCTGTGCGTTTGGCTGGGTCAATAAAGGCTCCCGGCTGCGCCGCTTCAGGGAGGTGTATACCGAAATCCCCCGTAAGAACGGCAAATCGGCAATCTCTGCCGGTGTTGCCCTGTATTGTTTTGCCTGTGATAACGAGTTTGGCGCGGAAGTGTATTCCGGTGCCACGACAGAGAAACAGGCGTGGGAAGTCTTTCGCCCGGCGCGACTGATGTGTAAACGCACACCCATGCTGACGGAAGCGTTCGGGATTGAGGTTAACGCCTCAAACATGAACCGTCCGGAGGATGGCGCGCGGTTTGAACCGCTGATCGGTAACCCCGGTGATGGTTCATCACCCCACTGTGCCGTGGTGGATGAATATCACGAGCACGCCACCGATGCGCTTTATACCACGATGCTTACCGGGATGGGCGCGCGACGTCAGCCACTGATGTGGGCCATTACTACTGCCGGGTACAACATTGAGGGGCCGTGCTACGACAAGCGGCGGGAAGTTATCGAGATGCTCAACGGTTCGGTACCCAACGATGAACTGTTCGGGATCATCTATACCGTTGACGAAGGCGATGACTGGACCGACCCGCAGGTGCTGGAAAAAGCTAACCCGAACATTGGCGTGTCGGTTTATCGCGAATTTTTGTTAAGTCAGCAGCAGCGTGCGAAAAATAACGCCCGTCTGGCAAACGTCTTTAAAACAAAACACCTCAATATCTGGGTGTCGGCGCGTTCGGCGTATTTCAACCTGGTGAGCTGGCAGAGCTGCGAGGATAAATCACTGACCCTTGATCAGTTCGAGGGGCAACCGTGCATTCTGGCCTTTGACCTGGCGCGTAAGCTGGATATGAACAGCATGGCGCGACTTTATACCCGCGAGATTGACGGTAAAACGCATTACTACAGTGTGGCTCCGCGCTTCTGGGTACCGTATGACACGGTGTACAGCGTCGAGAAAAATGAAGATCGCCGGACAGCCGAACGCTTTCAGAAATGGGTGGAGATGGGGGTTCTGACCGTTACCGATGGTGCGGAGGTGGATTATCGCTACATCCTCGAGGAGGCCAAAGCGGCGAACAAAATCAGCCCGGTCAGTGAGTCACCCATCGACCCCTTCGGGGCGACCGGGTTGTCACATGACCTTGCTGATGAAGACCTGAATCCCGTCACTATCATTCAGAACTACACCAACATGTCCGACCCGATGAAAGAGCTGGAAGCGGCAATTGAATCGGGGCGCTTTCATCATGATGGCAATCCCATCATGACCTGGTGTATCGGCAATGTGGTCGGCAAAACCATTCCGGGTAACGATGATGTGGTGAAACCCGTCAAAGAGCAGGCGGAAAACAAAATTGACGGTGCAGTTGCGCTGATTATGGCGGTTGGCAGAGCCATGCTGTACGAGAAAGAAGACACGCTGTCTGACCACATTGAGTCCTATGGGATCCGCTCGCTTTAACTGAGGTAATTATGATCATGCTGATTCTCGCGCCTCTGGTGGGCGTGCTGGGGGCGCTTTTGCTGGCGTATGGTGCCTGGCTGATTTATCCCCCGGCGGGGTTTGTTGTTGCCGGGGCGTTGTGCCTGTTCTGGTCGTGGCTGGTGGCGCGATATCTCGACCGTACACAGTCGTCTGTCGGCGGAGGTAAATAGTGTTCTTTTCGGGATTATTTCAACGAAAAAGTGACGCACCGGTGACCACGCCAGCAGAGCTGGCGGATGCTATCGGGTTGTCCTACGACACCTATACCGGAAAGCAGATCAGCAGCCAGCGGGCCATGCGACTGACGGCGGTTTTTTCCTGCGTCAGGGTGCTGGCAGAGTCGGTCGGGATGTTGCCCTGCAATCTGTATCACCTGAACGGCAGCCTGAAACAGAGAGCCACCGGCGAGCGTCTGCATAAGCTGATCTCCACGCATCCCAATGGCTATATGACGCCGCAGGAGTTCTGGGAGCTGGTGGTCACCTGTCTGTGCCTGCGGGGAAACTTTTACGCCTACAAAGTGAAAGCATTTGGCGAAGTGGCTGAACTGCTGCCCGTCGATCCCGGCTGTGTGGTACCGAAGCTTAACAGTAGCTGGGAGCCGGTCTATCAGGTCACATTCCCGGACGGCTCCACGGATGTACTGAGCCAGGAGGATATCTGGCATGTGCGCACGCTGACGCTGGACGGTCTGGTGGGACTGAATCCCATCGCCTATGCCCGCGAGGCAATATCGCTGGCAGCTGCGACCGAAGAGCACGGGGCCAGACTGTTCAGCAATGGTGCGGTGACGTCCGGTGTGTTGCGTACAGAGCAGACGCTGTCGGATCAGGCTTATGAGCGCCTGAAGAAAGATTTTGAGGAGCGTCACACCGGGCTTGGCAATGCTCACCGACCGATGATCCTTGAGATGGGGCTGGACTGGAAGTCGATGGCGCTGAACGCCGAGGACAGCCAGTTCCTGGAAACCCGCAAGTTTCAGCTTGAAGAAATCTGTCGTCTGTTCCGGGTGCCGTTGCACATGGTGCAGAACACCGATCGCGCCACCTTCAACAATATCGAAGAACTGGGGCTCGGATTTATCAACTATTCACTGGTGCCGTATCTGACCCGCATCGAACAGCGGATCAACACCGGACTGGTACGAAAAAGTAAGCAGGGTGTTTATTACGCCAAATTTAACGCCGGGGCGTTACTGCGCGGGGATATGAAGTCCCGTTTTGAAGCCTACGCCACCGGGATTAACTGGGGAATTTACTCTCCCAATGACTGCCGCGACCTGGAAGATATGAATCCGCGTCCCGGTGGGAATGTCTATCTCACACCGATGAACATGACCACGAAACCCTCCGATGGCAGTAAAGCCGGTAAGCAGAAGGATAACGCCAATGCAGACGAAACAACGTCTTGATGTACCGCTGAGTCTGAAATCTGTCAGTGACTCCGGTGAGTTTGAAGGGTATGGCTCCGTCTTTGGTGTAAAGGACAGCCAAGATGATGTGGTGATGTCCGGGGCATTTGCTGCTTCCCTGCGGGCGTGGAGTGACAGAAAAGCGTTACCTGCGCTGCTCTGGCAGCACCGCATGGATGAACCCATCGGTGTTTACACTGAAATGAAGGAAGACGATGTCGGGCTTTACGTCAGGGGACGGTTGCTTATTGATGATGATCCCCTCGCAAAACGCGCACATGCACACATGAAGGCCGGTTCGTTAACCGGCCTTTCTATTGGGTACGTCCTGAAAGACTGGGAATACGACCGGAGCAAAGAAGCCTTTTTGCTGAAAGAAATCGACCTCTGGGAAGTCAGTCTGGTGACGTTTCCGTCTAACGACGAGGCGCGGATCAGCGACGTCAAGAACGCACTGGCCCGCGGGGAAATCCCTGAACAGAAAAAAATCGAAAGAGTCCTGCGTGATGTCGGACTCTCCCGTACCCAGGCCAAAGCATTCATGGCCGGGGGCTATGGCGCACTGTCCCTGCGCGACGCTGAGGATGTGAGCTCTGCACTGAATGCACTGAAAAATCTGAACTTCTAATCAGGAGAAATACGATGGCGGTAGATATTAAAGATGTCGAACAGGTCGCGCAGGAGCTGCAGCAGAAGTTTGACGACTTCAAAGCAAATAACGACAAGCGCGTGGATGCGATTGAGCAGGAAAAAGGCAAGCTTGCCGGGCAGGTGGAAACCCTGAACGGGAAACTCAGCGAGCTGGAAAACCTCAAAAGCGATCTTGAAAAAGAGCTGCTTGAGCTGAAACGTCCGGCAGGTGGTGCGCAAAATAAACTGGCCACCGAGCATAAAGAAGCGTTTGTGGGCTTCCTGCGTAAAGGCCGTGAAGATGGTCTGCGCGATCTGGAGCGCAAGGCATTACAGGTGGGCACCGATGAAGACGGCGGCTATGCCGTGCCGGAAGCACTGGATCGCAACATTCTCACCCTGCTGAAAGATGAAGTGGTGATGCGCCAGGAAGCCACGGTGATCACCGTTGGTGGCTCCGACTACAAAAAACTGGTGAATCTGGGCGGCACGGCTTCTGGATGGGTTGGCGAGACTGAAGCGCGCTCCCAGACTGCCAACTCAAAACTGGGCCTGATTGAACCTTTCATGGGGGAAATCTACGGTAACCCGCAGGCCACCCAGAAAATGCTGGATGATGCCTTTTTCAACGTGGAAGCATGGATCAACAGCGAGCTGGCAACCGAATTTGCCGAACAGGAAGAAATTGCCTTTACCACCGGCGATGGTACCAAGAAGCCGAAAGGGTTCCTGGCGTATGAATCCACGGATGAAACCGATAAGGTCCGGGCGTTCGGCAAACTTCAGCATATTGTATCCGGCGCCGCGACGGCGGTGACCGCAGACGCCATTATCAAACTGATTTACACGCTGCGTAAGGCACACCGCACCGGCGCGAAGTTCATGATGAACAACAATAGCCTGTTTGCCATCCGTCTGCTGAAAGACAGCGAGGGTAACTATCTGTGGCGTCCGGGGCTGGAGCTGGGGCAGCCGTCCTCTCTGGCGGGTTACGGTATCGCTGAAAACGAACAGATGCCGGATATCTCCGCTGATGCGAAAGCCATTGCATTTGGTAACTTCAAACGGGGTTACACCATCGTTGACCGTATCGGCACCCGCATTCTGCGTGACCCGTACACCAATAAACCGTTTGTCGGTTTTTATACCACCAAGCGCACCGGCGGGATGCTGGTCGATTCGCAGGCCATCAAACTGCTGAAGATTGCAGCGGCGTAATCACTCAGGGGCGCGGAACCGCGCCCCCTGTTCTGACGGGTGAAGAATCATGATCCTGAAACAAGATCTGAAATGGTCACCGGACGGTATGCGTGTTGAGGTCATTCGGGCCGGTGAGTATGACGACGGGGTGCTTCCTGCCCGGGTGCAGGAGATTGCACTTCAGGCCGGGTTAGCAGAGCGCGGAACCAGTGCAAAAAGCAGTAAAGCGGCAAAAGAGAAAAAATCCACGACCAGTAAAGAGAGCTGAGTATGCTTCTGACAATGGAAGAGATTAAAGCCCAACTCCGGCTGGATGAGGATTTCGATACTGATGACCGCCATCTGCAACTGCTGGCCTGTGCGGCGCAAAAGCGGACGGAAACGTATCTGAACCGGAAGCTCTATGCACCGGATGAAACCATTCCGGACAGCGATCCGGACGGGCTGCACCTGTCGGATGATATTCGTCTGGGGATGCTGATGCTTATCAGCCATTTTTACGAAAACCGCTCGTCGGTTACGGAAGTGGAGAAACTCGACATGCCGCAGAGTTTTGGCTGGCTTGTCGGCCCGTACAGGTACTTTCCGCAATGAAAATTCGTCAGGCGCAGACCAGCGCAACCTACATTCTGCCGGACCCCGGTGAACTGAATAAACGCGTCCTGATCCGCCAGCGGGTGGATATGCCCGCGGATAACTTTGGCGTGGAGTCTCAATACCCGGTTACGTTCCGGACATGGGCGAAGGTTATCCAGACCAGTGCCACCACCTGGCAGGAAACCGCGCAGACCGGGGACGCCATCACCCATTACATCACCATTCGCTACCGCCGGGGGATCACCGCTGATTATGAGGTGGTCTGCGGTGACAGTGTGTACCGGGTGAAACGTCAGCGCGATCTGAACGGGGCGCGGCGCTTTCTGCTGCTGGAGTGTACGGAACTGGGCGAATGTAGGCAGAGTCACGGAGGCAGCAATGGCGACTCCCTTTTTTCACGTTGATGTTCAGCAGCCCGCGGAGATGCGCTTTAACCGTGCCCGTGTCCGGCGGGCGTTTGTCACGATTGGGCAGCGTCATATGCGTGATGCCCGTCGGCTGGTGATGCGCCGTGCGCGGTCGGCACCGGGTGAAAACCCCGGTTATCAGACCGGACGCCTGGCTCGTTCGATTGGTTACATGGTGCCGAGAGCCAGTAAAAAGCGAACCGGTTTTATGACACGCATTGCCCCTAACCAGCGCAACGGGAAGGGGAACCGGATGATCTCTGGTGACTTCTATCCGGCGTTTCTGTTTTTTGGTGTCCGGGGAGGAGCAAAGCGTCGTCGCAGCCATCATCGTGGTGCATCCGGTGGCAGCGGCTGGCGACTGGCTCCACGTAATAACTTTATGGTGGAAACGCTTGAAAAGAACCGCAGCTGGACACGCTATTTTCTGGCGCGGGAATTGCGTAAATCACTGAAGCCGGAGCGACGATACAGATGAAACTGACGCCTGTTATTGCTGCACTGCGTGCCCGCTGTCCGTATTTTGAAAACCGGGTTGCAGGCGCGGCCCAGTTCAAAAATCTGCCGGAGGTCGGAAAGCTGAAACTCCCGGCGGCATATGTTGTACCGGGTGATGATTCTCCGGGAGAAAACAAAAGCCAGACCGACTACTGGCAGGAGCTGAAAGAGGGTTTCTCCGTGGTTGTCATACTGAGTAACGGGCGTGATGAGCGCGGTCAGTTTGCCTCGTATGATGTGGTGGACGATGTCCGGCAGATGCTCTTTAAGGCTCTGCTGGGCTGGAACCCGGAGGCGTGCGGTAACCCGATTACCTATGACGGCGGCACGCTGCTGGATCTGAATCGTCATGAGCTGATTTATCAGTTCGATTTTTCGGTCATCAGCGAGCTGACTGAAGACGATACCCGCCAGCAGGATGATCTGAACAGTCTGGATGAACTGCAAACGCTGGCGATTGATGTTGATTATCTCGAGCCCGGTAACGGGCCTGACGGCGATATCGAACATCACACCGAAATAACCCTTCCTTCCTGAGGATCCTCATGTTTGTCAAACCTGTTAAAGGGCGGTCAGTTCCTGACCCTGCCCGCGGCGACCTTTTGCCCGCCGAAGGGCGAAATGTTGACGAGAACAACTACTGGCTGCGCCGTGAAGCAGCGGGTGATATCCGGCGCGTGAATAAAAAGGTGAATACCGATGACGACAAGCTTTAACACCATTCCGTCGAATACGCTGGTTCCGTTGTTTTATGCGGAAATGGATAACCAGGCGGCGAATACTGCACAGGACAGCGGAGCATCGCTGCTGATTGGTCATGCCAATAACGGTGCAGAGATTGTTGCCAACAGTCTGGTACTGATGCCGTCGGCAGACTATGCACGCCAGATTTGTGGTGCGGGAAGTCAGCTGGCGCGTATGGTCGAGGCTTATCGCCAGACTGACCCGTTTGGCGAGCTGTATGTGATTGCCGTTCCGGAAGCCACAGGCGCGGCGGCAACGGTTACGCTGACGGTGACCGGGGCGGCAACCGAAACCGGCACGGTGAATGTTTATGTGGGACGTACCCGCGTGCAGGCACCGGTGACCAATGGCGATAACGTCGCGACGATTGCCGGCAGTATCCAGGATGCCATCAATGCCGTTCCGGCCCTGCCGTTTACGGCCTCATCTTCGGCTGGCGTGGTCACACTGACCGCGCGTCATAAGGGGCTTTGCGGGAATGAAATTCCTGTCAGCCTCAATTACTACGGCTTCGGTGGGGGCGAAGTGCTGCCTGCGGGCGTACAGATTGCCGTGGCGGCGGGGACCGCCGGAACGGGGGCTCCTGTTCTCACCGGCGCGGTGGCTGCAATGGCGGATGAGCCGTTTGATTATATCGGTCTGCCGTTCAACGACACGGCCTCCGTTAACACGCTGGTGACCGAGATGAACGATACCAGCGGTCGCTGGAGCTATGCGCGTCAGCTGTATGGTCATGTGTATACGGCAAAGATCGGCACGCTGTCAGAACTGGTGACCGCAGGTGACCAGTTTAACCAGCAGCACATTACCCTGGCGGGGTACGAAAAAGAGACCCAGACGCCTGCCGACGAGCTGGCGGCAAGCCGTACCGCCCGCGCAGCGGTGTTTATTCGCAACGATCCGGCACGTCCCACGCAGACCGGTGAGCTGGTGGGTATGCTGCCTGCGCCGAAGGGGAAACGGTTCACGATGACCGAACAACAGACCCTGCTGTCTCATGGCGTGGCAACGGCGTATGTCGAAAGCGGGGTGCTGCGCATTCAGCGTGATGTCACCACGTACAGGAAAAATGCTTACGGGGTTGCGGATAACAGCTACCTCGACAGCGAGACGCTGCATACCAGTGCGTATGTACTGCGCAAACTGAAATCCGTCATTACCAGTAAGTACGGGCGTCACAAGCTTGCCAGTGACGGTACCCGCTTTGGTCCCGGTCAGGCGATTGTCACCCCGGCGGTGATCAAAGGGGAACTGCTGGCAACCTACCGTCAGCTCGAGCGTGCGGGGATCGTGGAAAACTACGAACTGTTCAAGCAGTACCTGGTTGTGGAGCGTGATGCCAGCGATCCGAACCGCCTGAACACGCTGTTCCCGCCTGACTATGTTAACCAGTTGCGTGTTTTTGCCGTGGTTAACCAGTTCCGTCTTCAGTATTCAGAGGAGTCTGCATAATGGCCCGTATCGGGGGAACCTGTTATTTCAAAATTGACGGTCAGCAGCTATCGCTGACCGGCGGCATTGAGGTGCCCATGAACAGGACGGTCAATGATGACATCATCGGCCTGGACGGTTCAGTGGACCGCAAGGAAACTCACCGTGCGCCTTATGTCAAAGGGACCTTCAAGGTGCCGAAGAATTTTCCGGTGAGCAAAATCACCTCGTCTGATGAGATGACCATCACTGCTGAGCTGGCGAACGGTCAGGTCTATGTATTGTCGTCAGCCTGGCTGCACGGCGAAGCGAACCATAATGCCGAAGAAGGCACGGTTGATCTTGAGTTCCACGGTGAAGAAGGGGATTACCAGTAATGAAAGAGCTTGAGTTAAAGAAACCGATTACCGCTCATGGCGAGACACTCTCCGTACTGGAGTTTGATGAGCCCACCGGGAAAGATGTCCGCGAGCTGGGATATCCCTACCAGATGAATCAGGATGAGTCCGTCAGACTTCTGGCGCATGTGGTATCGAAATACATCGTGCGGCTGGCGAAAGTGCCGCAAAGCTCTGTCGACCAGATGTCTCCGGCAGACCTGAATGCAGCGGCGTGGCTTGTGGCCGGTTTTTTCCTCCAGGCCTGACGGCTGAATACCTCACTGATCGCTTCTTTGACTGCGCCAGTTACTGGCGCATTAATCCCTTCGAATTGCTGAATATGCCGATCAGTGAAATTCCCTTGCTGGTCAGTCAGGCAAACAGGATAGAGCAGGAGAAACGCACACATGGCTGAATTTGAGCTTAAGGCGTTGATCACCGGTGTCGACAGGCTTTCTCCCGCGCTGTCGAAAATGCAAAAGAAAATCCGGGGATTTAAACGCCAGGCGGAAGAAGCGTCACAGGGTGGGCTGGCGCTTGGTGGCGGACTGGCAGCGGGTCTGACGCTTTCCCTGAAATCTTATGCCGATCAGGAAAACGCCGCCACCGGGCTGAAAGTCGCCATGATGGATGCGAACGGCGAGGTTGGAAAGAGCTTTCAGGACATCAATAAACTGGCTATTGGCCTGGGTAACCAGCTACCCGGTACAACGGCTGATTTCCAGAACATGATGCAGATGCTGGTGCGTCAGGGGATCCCGGCAGAAAACATTCTTGGTGGTGTGGGTAAAGCGACAGCTTATCTTGCGGTACAACTGAAAAAAACACCGGAAGCGGCTGCTGAGTTTGCTGCAAAGATGCAGGATGCTACCGGAACGGCGTCAGAAGACATGATGGGGCTGTTCGACACTATCCAGAAGGCGTTTTATCTGGGCGTTGACGATACCAACATGTTGTCCTTCTTCACTAAAACCAGTTCTGTTCTGAAGATGGTGAACAAGGACGGTCTTCAGGCTGCACAGAGCCTTGCCCCCATCAGCGTCATGATGGATCAGATGGGGATGAACGGGGAGTCGGCAGGTAATGCCCTGCGAAAAGTTATCCAGTCCGGATTAAGCGTTAAGAAAATCAGGGACGTCAATAAAGTCATGGCCCGCCAGAGACTCGGGGTACAGCTCGATTTTACTGACGGCAAAGGAAGTTTTGGCGGTCTTGATAACATGTTCAGGCAACTGGCAAAGCTGCGAAAACTGACCGACGTTAAGCGAACAGGTGTACTTAAGGCAATATTTGGTGATGATGCCGAAACCCTTCAGGTGGTCAATGCACTAATCGATAAAGGAAAGGATGGCTACGATCAGATCCAGCAGAAGATGAATAAACAGGCCAGCCTGAATAAACGTGTTCAGGCACAGCTTGGTACGCTGTCCAACCTGTGGGAGGCAATGACGGGGACCGCAACTAACGGCCTTGCGGCTATTGGCGGCGCATTTTCTGGTGACGCCAAAAATATCACGCAATGGCTGGGGGAGTTGGGGGAAAAATTCACGAAGTTTGCGGATGAAAATCCCCGGGTTATTCGCGGCGTCGTCGGGCTTGCTGCCGGTCTTGCGATTCTGAAACTGGGATTGATGGGCGTGGGCAGTGCCATCAGTATCGTCAGCAGGATCATGTCGATGACGCCGATTGGCATGATTGCGACGGCGATTGCCTTGGCTGCGGGATTAATTATCACTAACTGGGATGTTGTTGGACCTTATTTCAAGAAGCTCTGGGAAACCATTGGTCCTTATTTTGAGGCTGGCTGGGAACTTCTGAAGAAGGTTTTTGCCTGGTCGCCGCTGGGGATGGTAATCAATAACTGGGGACCGGTTGTTAAGTGGTTTCAGGATATGTGGGACAAGCTGAAGCCAATTATTGAGTGGTTTACCGACAGTTCCGGTGACACGGTCGATGCCATTAACTCGGCGCAGTGGGGCGCGGGTGCTTATGATGCTTATGGGACGGGAATACCGGCGCGGGGATACACACCTTATCCGGCGCAGTCAAACAACGCCTCCGGTGACACGGTCGATGCCATTAACTCGGCGCAGTGGGGCGCGGGTGCTTATGATGCTTATGGGACGGGAATACCGGCGCGGGGATACACACCTTATCCGGCGGTAGATCCGGCTCAGTCAAACAACGCCTCCGATGCTACAGGCCCGAATCCCTTCATGATTAACAAAGCTTCTGCGCCAAAAGTTGACGGTGAGATCAAGGTCTCTTTTGTGAATTCGCCTCCGGGTATGCGGGTTATGGAAACGCGATCCAGCGGTTTTGATATAAATCACGATGTTGGCTATACGCATATTGGCAGATGACGGAACCAGATATAATTTGTCTTTAAGTTTGTTATCAACTGAAGGGAAATCTATGGGTCTGTTACATGCCATTATAGGTAATGCCGGTGAAATTAATGCATCAGATGCACAACAGGAATTAGGGGCTGTTTTAGGTGAGGGAGAAAATGTCGAACTTGCCTATAAACTCATTCGTGACCAAATTATTCTGACTAACAGAAGGTTAATTTTTATTGATAAGCAGGGTGTCACAGGGAAAAAAGTAGAGTATCGTTCGATTCCTTATAAATCTGTGACAAACTTTTCTATTGAAACCGCCGGGCATCTTGATCTTGATGCTGAAATGAAGATATGGATTTCTGGTATTGCAGAACCGATAAAAAAACAGTTCAGTAAAGGAGCAAACATTTATAAATTGCAGGCTCATCTGGCTCAAAAAATAGCAGGGTAAACCTTACATTAATTTATGTCTTTCATGCCCACTTCGGTGGGCTTTTTTATATCCGGAGTTTATATGACGTGGAAAGACAGGCTTCAGGACGCGTCATTTCGCGGTGTGCCGTTTAAGGTTGAAGAAGAAAGTGCGGGAACAGGTCGCCGTGTGGAAACACACGAATATCCGAACCGCGACAAACCCTATACCGAAGATCTGGGAAAAGTCACTTTCCGCCCGTCCATCACGGCTTATGTGGTGGGCGATGACTGCTTTGACCAGCGCGATCGCCTGATTGACGCGCTGAATAAACCCGGTCCCGGCACGCTTGTCCACCCGACTTACGGTGAGCTGAAAGTCTGTGTTGACGGAGAGGTTCGGGTCAGCACATCGAAAAGTGAAGGGCGTATTGTCCGCTTTGACCTGAAGTTTGTCGAAGCGGGAGAACTCTCTTACCCCACATCAGGTGCGGCGACGGCGCAGACGCTGATGTCATCCTGTTCTGCACTGGATGACTGCATCAGTGACAGCTTCAGCGGTTTCAGTATCGATGGTGTGGCGGATTTCGTGCAGAACGACGTTATCGGTAATGCCAGCATAATGCTGGGGTATGTTTCTGATGCGATGAAAGTGGTGGATTCTGCCGTATCGGATGCCGCCAGGCTGTTGCAGGGGGATATCTCGGTACTTCTGCCGCCGCCATCGTCAGGCAAAAATTTCGTTGAGCAGGTGCAGAAAATGTGGCGTACCGGGAAACGCCTTTATGGTAACGCCAGCGACCTGGTCACCATGATCAAAACGCTTTCCGGTGTCAGCCTCGGCAGCGATCTGCAACCGCGCGGCGTCTGGAAAACGGACAGTAAAACCACCGCCACGGCGACGCAGCAGCGTAACGTGGTTGCCAGCACCCTTCGTGCGACCGCAATCAGCGAAGCGGCGTATGCCGTCACCCGATTGCCTGCGCCAACAACTTCCGCGGTGATGCAGAATGCCGCAGTGGGGCAGTCAACAACTTCCGCGGTGATGCAGAATGCCGCAGTGGGGCAGTCAACAACTTCCGCGGTGATGCAGAATGCCGCAGTGGGGCAGTCAACAACTTCCGCGGTGATGCAGAATGCCGCAGTGGGGCAGTCAACAACTTCCGCGCAGAGCACCGGCTGGCCTTCCGTCACGCATCCGGCACTGAACAATGCACCGGCGGTGAAAAACACGGTTGACCTGCCAACGTGGGAAGAACTGACTGACATTCGCGACACACTGAATACGGCAATTGATAAGGAGTTGTCCCGTACAACCAGTGATGCGCTGTTTCTGGCGCTGCGCCGGGTGAAAGCAGATCTGAATGCGGATATCAACACGCGCCTTGAACAGTCTGCTCGGATCATTCAGCGCACGCCGGATGAGGTCTTACCCGCGCTGGTGCTGGCGGCGACCTGGTTTGATAACGCGGCGCGTGACGCGGACATTATCCGGCGTAATGCCATTACGCATCCCGGCTTTGTGCCGGTGATCCCTCTGAAGGTGCCAGTGCAATGAACGATAACGTCACGCTACGGGTAAATGGCCGGGAGTGGAATGGCTGGACATCGGTGCGCATCGGTGCCGGTATTGAACGGCTGGCGCGGGATTTCAGCGTGGAGATCACCCGCCAGTGGCCGGGAGATGAGGGTATCACCACGCTTCAGCCGCGCATTAAAAATGGTTCAAAAGTGGAAGTGCTGATTGGTGATGAGCTGGTGATCACCGGCTGGGTGGAGGCGACCCCCGTTCGTTACGATGCCCGTTCGGTCAGCACCGGTATTGCCGGACGTAGTCTGACGGCTGACCTGATTGACTGTGCAGCCGAACCGACACAGTTTAACGGACGATCGCTGGTACAGATTGCGCAGGCGCTTGCTGCGCCTTTCGGCATTGAGGTGGTGAACAACGGTGCGCCGTCGGGTGTTATTCCTGATGTCCAGCCTGATCACGGTGAAACGGTGATTGAGGTAATCAACAAAATACTCGGTCAGCAGCAGGCACTGGCTTACGACGACCCGCACGGCAGGCTGGTGATTGGCGGTATTGGCTCAACGCGGGCACATACTGCGCTGGTACTCGGGGAAAACATCCTTTCCTGCGATACGGAGAAGAGTATCCGGGAGCGGTTTTCTGTTTACCAGGTGGCGGGGCAGCGTGCCGGAAACGACGATGATTTCGGTGAGGCCACCACCACCGCGCTGCGGGCCCGCACAGAGGACGCATTTATTGCCCGTTACCGTCCGATGTATATCAGGCAGACAGGGCAGGCTACGGGGGCAGGCTGTATTGCCCGTGCGGACTTTGAAGCCCGACAACGGGCGGCGCGGACGGATGAAACCACCTATGTGGTGCAGGGCTGGCGACAGGGTAACGGTACGCTGTGGCAGCCCAACCAGCGGGTGATTGTCTTTGATCCGGTCTGTGGTTTCGACAATACCGAACTGCTTGTTTCGGAAGTCACGTTTACTCAGGACCAGAACGGCACCCTGACGGAAATCCGTGTCGGCCCACCTGATGCTTATCTGCCTGAACCCGAAGCCCCCGGCGCGCGGAAAAAGAAAAAAGCCAGAGTACAGGAGGACCCGTTCTGATGAGGACGATTGAAGCCATGCAGCGACAACTCCTCGGCCTGATTGGGCGGGCCGTGGTGAAAAGCATCAGTGCCGCCACGAAATGTCAGACCGTGGATGTGTCCCTGATTGCCGGTGAACCCAAAGCCGGGGTTGAACATCTTGAACCCTACGGTTTTACCGCAAGGGCAAACAGCGGTGCGGAAGCGGTGGTGTTGTTTCCGGATGGCGACCGTTCTCATGCGGTGGTTGTTACGGTGTCGGACCGTCGCTACCGCCTGAAAGGGCTGCAAACGGGGGAGGTGGCTGTCTATGACGATCAGGGGCAGTCCGTGACGCTGACCCGGGAGGGGATCGTGGTGGACGGTGCAGGTAAAACGATCACGTTTCGCAATGCGCCCAGAGCACGTTTTGAAATGGACCTGGAAGTGACCGGACAGGTGAAAGACCTGTGCGACTCCGGCGGCACCACCATGTCAGCGATGCGGCTTGCCTATAACGGGCATCGTCACAGAGAGAACGGTCAGGGAAGTAACACCGACAAACCTGATAAAGCGATGGAGGCATGATGGAACTGTGGCTGACGGTGAACGGTAAACGCACCTGCGCCAGCGCACCGCTGGATCCGCTGACCCGCGCCGTGGTGATTTCCCTGTTCACCTGGCGGCGGGCGGAGCCTGATGACAACGCCGACGTCCCGATGGGATGGTGGGGGGATACCTGGCCTGCGGTACAGAATGACCGTTACGGCTCCCGACTGTGGCTGCTTCAGCGCAGCAAACTGACCAATCAGCTGGTGCAGACGGTAAGGGGGTATATCCGCGAATGCCTGCAATGGATGATTGATGACGGCGTGGTGTCCCGTATTGATCTGGATATCCGCCGCACCGGGATTAATGAGCTGGGTAACAGTATCACTCTCTGGCGTCGTGACGGACCGGTAATGATTTCTTTTGATGATCTGTGGAGTGCGATAACGCATGGCGGACAGTGAATTTCAGCGCCCGACGCTGGCAGAAAATATCAGTATGCTCCGTAACGATTTATTCGCCAGGCTGGACGTCAGCGACACGCTCCGGCGCATGGATGAAGACGTGCGGGCAAAGGTGTATGCGGCGGCGCTGCATACGGTTTACGGGTACATCGATTATCTGGCAATGAATATGCTGCCTGACCTGTGCGATGAGTCCTGGCTGGCGCGACATGCTGCGATGAAACGGTGTCCGCGCAAGGGGGCCACGGCTGCCAGCGGGTATATGCGCTGGGAAGGTGTCAGCGATGGCCTGAAGGTGACCGCCGGGAGTGTTATTCAGCGCGATGACCTGGTGCAGTACACGGCAACTGCCGATGCAACCAGCTCCGGTGGTGTCCTGCGCGTGCCGATCGCCTGCTCAAGTGCAGGCGCGGTCGGTAACGCTGACGACGGTACGTCATTAATCCTGGTCACGCCGGTGAATGGTCTGCCGTCTTCCGGCGTGGCAGATACACTGACAGGTGGATTTGATACTGAAGAGCTGGAAACGTGGCGCGCCCGCGTCATTGAGCGGTATTACTGGACGCCTCAGGGCGGGGCTGACGGGGACTATGTCGTCTGGGCTAAAGAAGTTCCCGGCATTACCCGCGCATGGACATACCGCCACTGGATGGGAACGGGGACTGTCGGTGTGATGATTGCCGGCAGTGACCTGATTAACCCCATTCCGGAAGAATCAACGGAAACGGCGGCAAGACAACACATTGAGCCACTGGCCCCGGTGGCAGGCTCTGATTTGTATGTATTCAGGCCGGTGGCGCATAAAGTGGATTTTCATATCCGCGTGACGCCGGACACACCGGAAATACGGGCTGCCATTACCGCGGAGTTGCGTTCGTTCCTGCTGCGTGATGGTTATCCGCAGGGAGAACTGAAGGTGTCGCGTATCAGTGAGGCGATTTCCGGTGCGAACGGGGAATACAGCCATCAGTTGCTTGCACCGGCAGACAATATCTCCATTGCAAAAAATGAACTGGCGGTACTGGGGACGATTTCATGGACGTGACAAACGATGATTACATCCGTCTGTTGTCGGCACTGTTGCCCCCCGGTCCGGCGTGGTCAGCCAGCGATCCGGCGATTGCCGGTGCGGCACCGTCATTAACCCGCGTTCATCAGCGTGCGGATGCCCTGATGCGGGAGCTGGATCCGCGCACCACCACCGAACTGATAAATCGCTGGGAGCGTCTGTGCGGCCTGCCGGATGAATGTATTCCCGCAGGGACACAGACCCTTCGCCAGCGTCAGCAACGACTGGATGCGAAGGTTAACCTGGCGGGCGGCATCAATGAGGATTTTTACCTTGCACAGCTTGCTGCCCTGGGCAGACCAGACGCCACCATCACTCGATACGACAAAAGCACGTTCACCTGCTCATCGGCCTGTACTGACGCGGTGAATGCGCCGGAATGGCGGTATTACTGGCAGGTCAACATGCCAGCCGCCACCAACACCACCTGGATGACATGTGGCGATCCCTGTGATTCCGCACTGCGTATCTGGGGCGACACCGTTGTCGAGTGCGTGCTTAACAAACTCTGCCCTTCGCATACCTACGTAATTTTTAAATATCCGGAGTAATCCATGCATCGCATAGACACGAAAACCGCGCAGAAGGATAAGTTCGGCGCGGGTAAGAACGGTTTTACCCGTGGTAACCCCCAGACCGGCACGCCTGCCACCGATCTGGATGATGACTACTTTGACATGTTGCAGGAAGAACTTTGTAGCGTTGTTGAGGCATCCGGTGCCAGTCTGGAGAAGGCGCGGCACGACCAGCTGCTTACCGCGCTTCGTGCGCTGCTGTTAAGCCGCAAGAATCCGTTTGGCGATATCAAATCGGATGGCACGGTGAAAACGGCTCTCGAAAACCTTGGAATTGAAAGGGTTGAGCAGCTCAATAACGAAACGAGAATTTATACCGGGGCCGATGGCTCTTATCTTTCCGCCAGAGGCGATGGGCAATTTGGTATTTTCGATCCATCACGGGGATTTATTCCTCTGGGTGTTCAGCAGGGTGGGACGGGAGCCAGAGATGCAGAAGGGGCAAGGGACAAACTTGGTTTGGGCCGGATTGAGCAGCGAGATGGTGAAACGGTAATTTATTGCGACGATAAAAAAACTGCATATTTTACAGCACGCGAAGATAATCAGTGGGGGCTTTTTGACGGCACAAAATTCGTACCATTGGGGGTTCAGCAAGGCGGTACTGGTGCGAACGATGCAGCCACGGCCAGAAATAATCTGGGGATGGGCAATGCAGCAACAGGCCATGTAAGAACTGGCAAGGTCTCACGGTCCGGTGATAAATTATTTGATACCCCGTTCCCCAACGAATGTACTGCCATTGCATTCGGCGTAATGATTGGCCAAGCCTGGATGTTCTCTCCCTATGTCACGTACCTTAATAAGACGGGTTTTGGTTTTGATGGTCGGTGTTGGAGTGGCACTAGTGTTCTCCAACCATTCGCTGAAGATGTTTATTACATTGCCTGGGGAAAATAAGATGACATATCAATACAGCGCTAAGAACAACGCATTTTTTCGTACTGCTGAGCTGGCGAATTATGAGGATGCGGGTTGGGATCTATCTGACCTGGTTGACGTAACCACTGAGCAATTTACTGCGTTCACTCAGGATCGAACCGTTGATGGATTAGTGCGCATCGCAGGCAATGACGGCATGCCAACATGGGGTGAAATCCCCCCACGTACACCAGAAGAACTTGAAGCAGATGCGGTGTCCAAAAAAACATCCCTTATCGCATATGCAACACATATTATTGACCCACTTAAGGATGCTTTTGATGGTGACTATATTGATGATGCAGATAAGCCAAAACTCACGGCGTGGCAAAAATATCGCTATGCACTGACAAAGGTTGACCCAGTCAACCCTGTCTGGCCTGAGATGCCAATATAGGAACGTTTATGAAAATGCAGAAATAGCGCGCAAATGGCATCGTTCCTGTTTTTGTCAGGAGGAGCAATCATGCTTATTGGCTATGTTCGCGTATCAACAAATGACCAGAACACCGATCTACAACGTAATGCGTTGAACTGTGCAGGATGTGAGCTGATTTTTGAAGATAAGATCAGCGGCACTAAGTCCGACCGACCGGGACTGAAAAAACTGCTCAGAACATTATCAGCAGGTGACACTCTGGTAGTCTGGAAACTGGACCGACTGGGGCGCAGTATGCGGCATCTTGTCGTGCTGGTGGAGGAGTTGCGCGAACGTGGCGTTAATTTTCGCAGCCTGACGGATGCTATTGATACCAGCACACCAATGGGACGCTTTTTCTTTCATGTGATGGGTGCCCTGGCTGAAATGGAGCGAGAGCTTATTGTCGAACGTACTAGGGCGGGCTTTGCCGCAGCACGACAAGAAGGGAGGAATGGTGGGCGAAAGCCAAAGCTGACAGTAGAACAATGGGAGCAGGCTGGCAGGTTGATTGAATCGGGAATATATCAGCAGCAAGTCGCACTGATTTATGATCTGGGTATTTCAACGGTGTATAAAAAATTCCCTGTAGCAAGTAAACCATAACCTTACGCCACATTGATGATCGCGGATTATGCACTATTTTTAGGTCTTGTAACCCGAGGTGGGAGTTGTTTGGTTATATGTTCAAGTGATTTTTTGCCCAAGATAGTTCTTTGGACAAAACTTTCTATAGCTTCTAGCATTTGTTCGAACTCACTTTTATTCGGGCTCCAACTGCGATGTGCGGCGGCGTTTCCTGCATCAATTACAGAAGATATAACGCATGCCTCAGTGTCGCCTATGACTCCATCTTGTTTTAATTTTTCAACTTTTTCACCAAGCGGCAAACCGGGGTGAATTTGTAACAGTTCAGCAGTTCGATCAAAAATCGTCCGTAAACCGATGGACGAAAGGATGAAATGGTCAGAAGTATATGAAGAATACATTTCATTAAATATTTGAAAGAGCTGACGATCAACTGATTCAAGCTTGGATAACCATATCGGAGCTTGAAATGTTTCAGCGGCAGGATAGGTAGTGATCATATCTATAGGCGTTTCTACAAATTCACCATCACGATATTCGTGGGTAGTATGCTCACTGAAGTGTTCGTTGTGGTGATAGAAGACAGTATCACAGCCATTGCATTGGAGTAGGTGATGGTAATGGTACCCATAAACTGGATATTGGGAATCCTCCCAGCTAGTGGTTAGCTTCCCATGCACAGTGCAGTTACGTAACCCACCGCATGTAGGGCAAAGAGCCTTGAGTATTTCCTTTTTCATAAAGTCTCTGATTCTATATGTAGGTTAAGACCACTATTAGCTATACGGACCTAATAATCAATCGTGTGCAGATACAAAAAAGCCCGTATAGCGGGATTTCATGTCACTAAGGGCCGCGGCTACTTTGCGTATCTTTTTTGTCTTCTCACCGTCTGGCCGGTATTTTGCTGAGACTGCTTATTTCCAGTTTTTACTAGTGCTGTACTGGTACTGCCCAATCATGATTGGTGGGGGACGGAGTTGAAACCGCAGCCACGTCGTATGCAAGAACGCGCTGCGGTTGGCTGGTGAACTTTCGATAGTGCGAGTATTGAATGATTTCCAGCCGTTACAGATTTTACGTGTTTATTAGTGAACAAACCACTCGTCAGCAGATTCCCAGGTATCTTTCAGAGTCTCCTGAACAAAAGTTTTTGCAGAATCCTTATCTGCGGTGCGTGTAACAGAAAGGCCATCATTGCTGGTGGCTTTTACTAACACCTCAACATCGTCATAACGCTTACTGATGCGTCGGGTTAATTCTTCCTTTAACGCATCCACAGCACCGGTTGGCATTTTAGTCATTTTTTCTTTGGCTATGCAGATTTCAATACGCATAAAAGTCCCTCCATACTGTGTTTGTATACAGTATTATTTTTAACTGTATGGATAAACAGTGTCAAGAGGTCTTATTTCTGCTCCTTTGGAGCTCTTCAAAACGATTATGTAAAGATTTCGGATACAGTTCGGTATATACCTGCCATAGCACGTTTAATGAACGATGCCCTGTAACCTGGGCGACTTCCTCAATACTAAAACCAGCCTCAAATAAGCGACTTGCCCCTTCTCTACGCAAATCATGGTATCGCAGATCCTTAATACCTAATTTGCTTCTTACTCTCTGAAATCCCGCAGTAACAGAAGTGCTGTTATATGGAAAAATGAATTCCGATTTTTGGGGCTGTCGTTGGACGATATCCCAGGCTTCCCCAAGCAAGGCTACTTTCATGTGGTTGCCTTCCTTTTTGCGTGGATCTTTCCTGTCTCTTACGAGTATAGATTTTTGTTCCTGGTCGAGATCTTCCCATCGTAACCGGCATACTTCTCCGATTCGCATACAGGACCATACAGAAAATTTGAGGATATCAACGAACGGAATTTTTGAGCATTTATGAGTAGATCGTTGTTGAAGGCCTGCAATGAGCATGTCCAGTTCATCAGATGCTGGTCTACGATTACGACGGTTTGATTTACCAATCAAACCAAGTTTAAGTAGATATGGGCGAGCGCTTATCGCCGGGTTTGATGTGTAATTAATTCCGTATACAGGTTTGGCCGCATCCAGAACACTGCCAAGATAACTAACATCGTGGCTGACTGTTGCAGGACCTGCACCAGCGTTGTTTCTTAGCCTGCAATGTTCAATTACGTCATTTTCTGTCAGTTCAGATAGTTTGATCGCGGAGATGTCACTATCCATAAGCAGTTCCAGCACATATCTTTTAGTACGGCCTGCTTTACCTCCGGCATTTGGGTCATTTAAATATTTGTGTAGTAAGTCACGGACTGTAAGTCCGTCAACTGCATTTGATGATGGAATGCCATATAGATCTAATTCCATCACTTTCTGTGTGCCCCATGTTTTGGCATGAGCATGTTTAGGGAATGTTTTGCTTTCCCTGTAAGTGATAACACCTTTTTCTTTGATAATCACATTACAGCGATAGCGTGGTGTGCCATCGGATTTTAGTCGTTTCTCTATGTTATAGTACGCCATTACACGACCTCGTTATTTCGGGTTCCCATAAAACGTGGGAACCTGTGCGGGAACCTAACGCGAGAAAAATAGCCTGAAATGTTCAAAAATGCACGATAATCATGAAACAAAAAAAATTAATCAAACCAGCGTGATGCCTGAAAAAACTGGTGTTTACTGGAATTCTCGGTTTAGCATTGCTCCTATGCTCGACTGGACGGACAGACATTGCCGCTATTTCTTGCGTCTGCTTTCCCGCAATACGTTGCTGTATACCGAAATGGTGACCACAGGGGCGATTATTCACGGTAAAGGTGATTATCTGGCGTACAGTGAAGAAGAACATCCGGTAGCGTTGCAACTGGGCGGTAGCGATCCGGCGGCGCTGGCGCAGTGTGCAAAGCTGGCAGAAGCGCGCGGATATGATGAGATCAACCTGAATGTCGGCTGCCCGTCTGACCGGGTGCAGAACGGCATGTTTGGTGCGTGTCTGATGGGTAATGCGCAGCTGGTTGCCGACTGCGTGAAAGCGATGCGCGATGTGGTGTCGATTCCGGTGACGGTGAAAACGCGTATTGGCATCGACGACCAGGACAGCTATGAATTTCTCTGCGATTTCATCAATACCGTTTCCGGCAATGGCGAGTGTGAGATGTTCATCATCCACGCACGTAAAGCCTGGCTTTCGGGGTTAAGCCCGAAAGAAAACCGTGAAATCCCGCCGCTCGATTATCCGCGTGTGTATCAACTGAAGCGTGACTTTCCGCATCTGACAATGTCGATTAACGGTGGTATCAAGTCGCTGGAAGAGGCCAAAGCACACCTGCAACATATGGATGGCGTGATGGTCGGGCGCGAGGCGTATCAGAATCCGGGTATTCTGGCGGCGGTAGACCGGGAGATCTTTGGTTCCTCGGATACCGATGCCGATCCGGTGGCGGTAGTGCGCGCCATGTATCCGTACATTGAGCGTGAACTCAGCCAGGGGACGTATCTCGGCCATATTACCCGGCATATGTTGGGCTTGTTCCAGGGTATTCCTGGCGCGCGGCAGTGGCGGCGTTATTTAAGTGAAAATGCCCATAAAGCGGGTGCAGACATTAATGTGCTGGAACACGCGCTCAAACTGGTGGCGGATAAGCGTTAACTTTTCACCAAAAAGTAGTCAAATTCACCACGCCCTGCGCACCGTCGCGGGGCGTTTTGCTGTTAAATCAATAGATTATTTTTGGCATGATTCTTGTAATGCCAGCAAGAGATTTCATATTTGGGAGAGCATCATGCTGGAACTACTTTTTGTGATTGGCTTTTTTGTCATGCTGATGGTCACCGGCGTTTCGTTGCTGGGCATTATCGCCGCGCTGGTTGTGGCGACGGCCATTATGTTCCTCGGCGGTATGCTGGCATTGATGATTAAGTTGCTGCCGTGGTTACTACTGGCGATTGCGGTGGTGTGGGTTATTAAGGCGATTAAAGCACCAAAAGTGCCGAAATATCAGCGTTATGACCGCTGGCGTTACTAA